AAGAGGAGGCGCAGAAGGAATGTCTGCAAAAAGCGTTGGAAAGCCTGTAGAAGAGCAGGCAGTAGCCGTTGCAAGCGAAACGGTTAAAACTGAACAGGAACCGAGATTCAAATTAGAAAAGCTTCGTGCCAACAGCATGAAGCTTTTTAACGTTACAACCAGTACATTTGACGGGGCAATGTACGGGCACACGGAAACCGAATTGACCATTAAAGAGACCAAAGCCATCATCGATAAATGGCTTGGCAGAAAGGAGTGATAGACAATGGCGGGAGGAACTTTTAAATTATCTTCTCCGAAGGTAAGACCAGGAACTTATGTCAACGTGAAAAACGGGAAGCAGCCTACAGCAGCGTCTTCTCCATCCGGAATCGCAATGATTCCACTGATTGGATATGACTGGGGACCGAGAGGTGAATGGATTCATCTGACGGCTGACTCTCCGGACGCAGAAAAAGTGAAATTCGGCAGATCCATTTATGATGACAATGGATATATGCTTATGCTTCAGCTCCTGTTTCTCAATGCTACGGAGGTGTATGTGTACATTCCGGGAGGCGGGGAGAAAGCAAAAGGAACCATTGCTACAGATGGAGAAAACGCAAATGTGACCGCTAAATATGAAGGTTCCCTTGGAAACGAAATTAAGATTGTTTCTGTAGCGAATCCTGTTGGCGGTTTTGATGTATCTGTCATTTTGAGCGGATCGGAAGTAGAACTTTTCGAGGGAGTCGAGAATGTATCTGATCTTCAGACGTCTTCTTACATCGATGTCAGCGGGACGGGAAAACTGACAGCATTTGCTTCTGTTTCCCTCGCCGGAGGAAGTGATGATAAGGAAAAAATCAATGCTTCTGTAGCGAATTTCCTTGACATGGCAGAAAAAATCAAATTTAACTGCATGGCATTTCCTACAGAAGAATCTTCGCTCATCACAGCACTGATCACGAAGATCAAATATATTCGAAATACAATCGGCTGGAAATGTTATGCCGTCGTGGCGAACACGGCGGCCGACCACGAGGGTATCAGAAACCTCACAAATTCGTTTGAATACGATGATGTGAAACTTACAGTTCCGCAGGCTACAGCCTGGCTGGCCGGTGCTGTAGCTGGTGCTGATTACACTACCTCTCTGACATATACAGTTGTTGCAGGCGCTACGGCGGTTGTGGGGGAAAAGAACAATGAAGAATCCATTGAGGCCATTAAGGCAGGACAGACATTCTTCAGCGTGAACGATTCGGGCCAGGTTATTCTTGAATATGACATCAATTCAAAAGTGACCTTTACGCAGGATGACCCTGTAGACATCTACAAAGGACGTCCATGCCGTGTATATGACACCTTTGCAAACGATCTGCTCATTACGTTCGTACCGGGCAGGTTTGACAATGATTCTGCTGGATGGACAGTTATGGAAGGCCTTGGACGCGCTATGCTCCAGGCGTATGCGGATGATGGGGCAATCCAGAATGTAGATCTTGAATCTGACTTCGTGGTGGATACGGGGGCATCTTCTGGAGACAGCGTATATATCACGGTTGGTATGCAGGCTGTTGATTCGGCAGAGAAATTCTACTTTACAGTAATTGCACGATAGGAGGGATGAACAATGGCTTCTAAAAGAGTAAATAAGAGTCCACTTTCTGCGAGAGAAGGCCAGGTATATCTTGACGGAACCCTTGTGGCTGATGCCACAAAATTCAATCTGGTATTCACGCCAGACGTCTGGGAAGGGAAATGCCTCGGTGAGATGGGTACCAACAGACGTTGGACCGGATATACCATTACCGGTACAATCGAGCAGTGGAAGACCAACAACAACTACAAAAAGAAGATTCAGGAATATCTCAAATCTGGCGCCACTCCTGAATTTAAACTCCAGGGTGTGTGCGAAGACAAGAATTCTGATTATTACGACCAGAATAAGAAAGATACCATTACTGTAGTTGGATGCGTAATGACAGGTGATATTTCCCTGATGGATCTTGACACAGACGGTGATGTAGTCAAAGAAAGCATCAAATTTGGCGCGAAGAATATTGCGTAAGAGCTGCAGACAGTGTGGGAGGCGTAAGCCTCCCTTTTGTTTTGATAAATAACAAGATCAGGAGGATGATTTATGGATACAAATTTGAAAGCGTTTATGAAAGAGGAACTGAAAACCAGAGGTACTATGGAATTTCCTGGCATTGAGAAGTTTAAGGATGAAAACGGAAATCCGATCCCGTTTATCATTAAAAGATTGTCCATGAAAGACATCAAAGATATCCGAAATTTGTACAGGAGAACAGAAGTATATCGCGATAAGCGTAACGGAAACAGACCAGTCATTGAGAATGGCCAGGTATCTGTTATCAAAGAATATGATTCCGAGAGAGCTGGACTCCAGATTATGGTGGATGCGTTTGTTCAGCCGAAGCTGGATGATGAGGAATTGATGGAATATTATGGTGTCCTTGATCGTCTGGATATGCCGGAAATTATCTTTTCAGACAGAGAAGATTTCCGCTATGCAAATGAGTGTGTTATGGAAGCCTGCGGCCTGCTGAATAAGCAGGACGAATCGGAGACCATTGAGACAATAAAAAACTGATGTCTGGTGCGGTAGAATCAGCTGACACATTGGATTGGCAAATAGCACACATTCTCTGGCAGAAGCGTGGCCTGAGAATGGAGGAATATGCAGAAATGCCAAGAAATGTTCAGTTGGCATATATCGCATCAGAACAGCTGGCAAAAGAGTATCCTATCGAATCAACCGATAGACTTGCAAGTGTTTATATCAAAACAAAGTAGCGGAGGTAAAGTATGGATGATGTTTCTGTAAAACTTTCACTACAGGATGATGCGAGTGCGAAACTCTCGCAGATATCCTCGTCAGCCAGAACTGCATCCAGTCAGCTCCAGCAGATGGGGCGGCAGATCGACAATGCTTTTAAGTCGAAGTCACCCGAGCAATTTGCAAGCCGGTTGGGAGATGCAGCTGAGGAAGCATCGGACGGATTCGAAACCCTCGGAGATTCCGTAGAAAAAGCGATGCAGGATTTAGAAAGAGGGATGAACATTGATGTATCCGGTCAGTTTGATGATGCTGCGGACAGCGCCAGCGACCTTGCAGAAGCCGCTGAAAAGGCCGGAGAAAGCGTTGATGATCTTGCAAGTTCTGCACAAGGACTCGGAGAAAGTGTGGACGGTATAGGCGAAGGAGGAGACCTGGGCGGCCTTTCCGAAGAAGCGAATAGTGCTGGAGAGTCAATGGATACGGCGGCGACCAAGGCCAATACTCTTGAATCTGTACTTAAAAAGCTGTTTGCAACCGTGTCAGCTGCAGCAGTTCTGAAAAAAATAAGTGATTATGTTAGCGATTCAGTCGAACTTGGGCAAAATTACACGGCTATGATGTCAGAAGTGCAGGCCATTTCAGGTGCCTCTGCAGCCGATATGGAACAGCTTGAGAACACTGCTCGATCGTATGGAGCAACAACAGTGTTCTCTGCTACGGAGGCGGCAGAGGCGTTGAAATATATGTCCCTTGCGGGCTGGTCTGCGAACCAGTCATCATCTGCCCTGGGAGGCGTATTGAACCTGGCAGCGGCATCCGGCATGGAACTTGGCCAGGCGTCAGACATGGTAACTGATTACCTGTCTGCTTTTGGTATGGAAGCAAGCGATGCTACCTACTTTGCAGATATGCTTGCATTTGCCCAGTCAAATTCCAATACAACTGCAGAACAGTTGGGTGAGGCATACCGAAACAGTGCCGCAAATATGCATGCCGCCGGACAGGACGTCGAGACCACAACTTCTCTACTCGAAGCTATGGCAAATCAGGGTTACAAAGGTTCCGAAGCAGGCACATCTCTGGCAGCTGTAATGAGAGACATTACGAACCAGATGGAAAACGGAGCAATCAAAATCGGAGACACCTCAGTATCAGTCCAGGATGCATCTGGAAATTTCAGGGACCTGACGGATATCCTGACGGATGTAGAGGCGGCCACTTATGGAATGGGAGACGCAGATAGAGCGGCGGCTCTCGGAGCTACCTTTACTGCGGATTCGATCAAGGGCATGAACATGATCTTAAATGAGGGCATGGACAAGATTTCCGGGTACGAGGATGCGCTCCGCAGCGCAACAGGCACGTCAGAGACTATGGCTGACACAATGAACGACAATTTGACCGGCGACCTCGCAAATATGAACAGCGCATGGGAAGAAATGCAGTTGCAAGTATTTGAAGGAATGGAAGATACACTGAGAGAAGGTGTCCAGACACTGACCAGTGATTATATCCCGGCACTTACCGAATTTGTCCCGGAGGTAGCAGAAGCAGCGACTTCCGGTCTCGGAAAGATAGCGTCAGCCTTATCTCCGCTGATCACAACTGTGTTGAAGAACCCGAAAGGCGTGGCCGCAGCATTTACCAGTATAGGGGCAGGACTTGCAGCATTCAAGACTGCTGGATTGGCCAAGGATATGCTGACAACGGTAGATGGCACATCAAAACTGACAAGTACCTTGACTAATCTTGGAGATGTCCTGACAGAAAACTGGTGGGCGGCTGGAGCTGCATTAGTGACTACGTCCGTTGCGGCGATAGGATTTGCCATTGATCAGTATAATGATATGCAGATAGAAGAAAATCTAAACAGCCATTTTGGAGATATATCATTGGATACCAGCCAGATAGAAGTACTTGCAGGACAAATAGTTGATGTAGATTTTACAGCAGATATGCATGTGGCAGATGTATGGTTTAATGAGGCGGAACAACTGGTATCTCAAGGAGAACAACTGCTTGCAGAAAATGATTTTCTCTGGTGGCAAATAAATAATGTTGGATTAACAACAGGAGCTGGAGATGAAATAATTTCAAATTCTGAAGAATTTCAGAAAACCATAACAGATGCAATTGAAAAAGATGTATATCCTGCAACTTTAACAGTTGAGGCACTTCTTGGGGATGCTGATGCAGGGCCGATTGTGGAACAAATGCAACAGTGGGCAAGAGAGGATACAGAAACAGTTGAGGCGATGGGTTCAGCTGTTTCAGAACTTCTTGGTAGAGCTTTTGAAGAAGGTGCAGATACAGCTGATATTGAAGCGGCTGTGCAAATATTGCAAAAAAAGATGTTGGATATTGTTAACGGTCTAAATGAATCTTCTTTAGAAGGCGAACTGAAATGGTTACAGTTTTCAACGGAAGGCGCTGCCCTTGATGAGGAATCATGGTCTGGTGTTGTAGAAAAAGCAGTCGAGCTACAACAAGAGCAAGAATCACTTGTTGAAAGTGAATATCAGAATACATTTTCTTTACTTGAGCAGTTTGCACATAATGATGAATCACGAAGAGGAACAGTTGATGTGATGGAGCAAGTGCTTGCGGAATCATTTTCTGATTACAAACAGAATACGGCCACCGGTGTATGGGAAAAAATATATACTTCACTTGGAGGTATATATGGAGAAGAATTGGACACTTTACAAAATGCTATGGAAAGTTCTTCGTTTAAGGGCAAAATAGAAGGGGTTGATTTTCAGAGCGGATTAGTATTTGCACAAACTGACCTTGAATATGCAATACAAGAACAATTTAAAGAACTCGATCCTGGAACACAGGAAATACTTGCAGACCGATATGAAAGTATGCTTCCCACCGTGCAACAGATGGATGATATTATTTCTAAAGCGGCAGAGCAAGGGGAATCAGTTCCTCAATCTATGATGGAAGCATACAGTGAGGCTATGGAGCTTGGAGCTGCGGCAGGAGATACCGAAGCAATGTGGCAGTACATGGCCAATGAAGTTGCACAGGATTTTCCGAGTAAAGAAGATTTTGTTTCTACTCTTGAAGCGAATGGAATGAACTTTTCTGATTGGCCAGAGGAAATACAAAAGTGCTTTGAGAAAGCGTTTGTTGACACTGATAGCACGGTGGACTATTCGTCTATGCTAAAAAATTTTGCAGAGGCTATGTCAGAAGATGATATTGATTGGTCCAATGTGGAATCTTTATTAAACGAATTTGGTTATTCAATTAAAGGCGCACTGGAAGAACAGGGTGTGACTATTGAAGATACAGATATCCCAGTTCATGCCGATGGAATCAATGTGGATATGGATGAACTTGGACGATCCCTTGAAGGCTTAAATTATGTGGGTTCAACGGAAACGGATGCTGGAGAATTGGTATTAAAGTATACTGTAGATGAAGGGGAAACGCTTTCTGGAATTATGCAGCAATATGGCGTTGTGTGGTCTGAAGTAGAAGAACAGATAAAAGAAGCCAACCCAGAAATCGCAGATCTCAATATGATCTATCCAGATCAAATCATTAAGATTCCAAAGGCAATCTTGGAACTGGCCGATATTGATACGAGCGGAGTTGGAAAAGCGGTTGATGAAGCTGTCAGCGAGGCCACAGAAAGCGTCGAAGCAGAAGGCGCAAGTACAGAAATAGGAATTGCTGCTAATACGACAATAACTGCAGGTGAGAATGACATGACTGCTGTGGAAACCAGTGTGCAGTCTGATCTGGATAATATGGATACTTGGGAAACGGATGGAGATACGCAGGTAACACTGGAACAGGAGAATAACGCTGATGAGGTATATAGTGCCATCGGAACGAGGCTGAAAACATTGTTCGAAACACCATATAACATACCAGCGAGCGCGAATGTTTCCATTGATGTTGATTATTCTATTGCAAATCCAACAGCCACAATTAGTATTGGAGGAAGTGGAACCGGTACAGGAATGGTTACAGCATCGATTATTGGTCATGCTGCTGGTGGTTATTTCGATACACCTCATCTTGCTTGGATTGCTGAAGGAGGAGCTGGAGAGTGGATTATTCCGGATGATGGGTCGGATCGTTCAAGACAGATGTGGAATGCAGCAGGCGAAACGTTGGGAATGTTTGAAGGAATATCACAAATGCCACAGTCTGCATATGCCACTATACCTGAAAGCGGTGCTGTTGGTGAAATGGCTGCATCTGGAGTTGTTGAGAGAAAAATTACTGTGGAACTAAAGGGAATAGGTAAGCTGAACATTTCCAGAGAAATGTCAAAGGAACAGGTAGCTGATATATTGTCAGATAATCTAAAGGAGACTTTGATGAATATTCTCCAGCAGGAAATCCTTGAAGAAGGTATTGGGTCATATGATTATTAAAAATGAGATACGTGTTTATATAATGTCAGGTAGTAAATTTAATTGATTCTGCCATCAATAAAAAATGGGGCGGAGCGTATCTGCCCCATTTTGGCGTATAAAATGGTTTGACAGTCAATTACTGATGGAACAGTAAAAATGCTTTCCTGCCCATTTCAGAGGCATGGACGGGCATCTGAACATAATGCCATAATGGAAGGGGATGTACGAGACGTGAAAGAGATTGCAGTGAATGAAGAAAACCAGACAGTATCAGCCAGAGAATTACATGAACGTTTGAATATTGGAACCAGATTCAATGACTGGTTTCTTCGTGTATGCGAGTATGGGTTTACAGATGGAATAGATTTTTACTCAAAAATGAGTAAAATAGACGGAGCCGGTCGGCCAAGTGTCGATTATGACCTGTCTCTTGATATGGCAAAGCATATCTGTATGATACAGAGGACACCGGAGGGGAAGCAGTGCCGGCAGTATCTGATCGATCTGGAGAAGGCGTGGAACACTCCGGAGCAGGTAATGGCAAGAGCCTTGAAGATTGCAGATAAGCAGATTGAAAGCCTCAGGGCACAGAATAATCTTCTGACAGATGATGTGGATCGCATGAGGCCTAAAGAGATATTTGCAGATGCGGTATCAGCATCTACCAGTTCCATACTAATCGGGGAACTGGCCAAGATCCTCAGGCAGAACGGCATTGATACGGGGGAAAAGAGGCTGTTTCACTGGATGCGGCAGCAGGGATATCTGATCCGGAGGAGCGGGACAGATTACAATATGCCGACACAGCGGAGCATGGAAATGAAACTGTTTGAGATCAAAGAACGTACCATCAACAATCCGAATGGGAGTATACGGATCATTAAGACTGTCCTGGTGACTGGGAAAGGGCAGCAGTATTTTATAAACAAATTTATAGGTGTTCTGCCTGCTGCCAAAGAATGAAGATATTGCAGGATAAGGGCATATAAAAAATATTAGTCACATTGTGACTCAGTAGTGACCATCAAGTGACGCTTAGGTGACCTGATTGTGACCGCATACCTGATACATAAGGAATCATAAAGAAATAGCGTTACATTGCAACATCTATGTAACGCTATAGTAACATCATGTAACTGAGTGCAACACGGAAGTAACGATTCAGATAAAAAAGAACAAATGTTTCTAACAAGTGTTTCGAACATTTGTTAAATGCTGCTTTGGTGAATGCCGGAAAAACCGCATAAAATCAAGGTTTTTTGCCTTGGTACACCGTTGGTATACCACTGGTATACCGCTGGTATCCATTTGGTATCCACAGGTAAGGATAGGTAAGGGTAGGTAAGGTTAGTGTAGTTTAGTATAACGTAGTAGGAAGAATAGGGGGTATGGGGGAAAGGGAACCGAGCTATAAAAATGTTGCATCAGTGTTGCAATGCAACGCTTTTGTATATTATGATTTGAACATGGTGTATTCTGGATAAACCGAACGTTCGCTTTTGACCGAAATACATCGAATGGACAGACTGAGTATGATGGAATGCAGAAAAATCTGGAAAATCTGAGCAGATAGAACCGTAATAATAAAGCGAACGTTCGGTTATATGCCGAAACAAGACAACACAGCAGTTCTCTTCACGGAAAGAAGCTTGAATAATAGGGGATTCGATAATACAGAGCACTGGAATAAAAACGAGTGTTCGTATTGGATGTAAAACCATGATACAATGAAAGGCAGTAGTAGGACCAACAAGAAAATTGGACAGATATTGGACAAACTGTTGGAAAGTAATTGGACAATGTCCAACGGGGTGCAGTTGACTGTAAAAACAAATTGATCCTGTGATATCTGGAAGAAAAATTGAATGATTCATGGTATAGAGTAAACAAAGAAAAGGAGTGAGCGATATGAGGGCATCCACAGCGGAAGAAAGAGAAGCGTTATATTGGAAATCTGATGGGTCTTGGTATCGGATCAATGAAGATAAAGAGTGTTATGAATTAACGGATGAGGCACCGGAACGAGCAGTCAAGAGCTTTGATCTGTACTGCAGGAGAAGAGACAAGGCAGTGATTAAGCAGCAGGTAACGTATGAAAGCATATGTGAGAAACTTGGATTCAGGCTGGAAGAATATGATCCGGAGATCCAGGGGACGGAATGTGATGAACCAAGTCCGTTCAGGATGCTGTCTGAGGAGGAACTGGATTTCGTGATTGATTACCTTGGTATTTGATGAACGCAGCAGGAATGGCCTGCCAATAAAGACAGAACCCGTATCAGGTACCACAATCGTCCTGCTGCCGCTTATTCCAAACAAAATGCGGTCAGATGATTATTTTATCATTAGGTGTACAAAATGCCGCCTACGGTCAAAATATGAGCGCTGAGAGGCATATCATAGGCAGCAGGTAATTCCGCATAATAAGAGAGACACATGCAGGACGCACATGTCTCTCTCTTTTCTACCGTCTGGATGGTTTGGGAAGCTGCAGGTAATCCATTAAGGCAGTTTCAAGAAGCCGAGAGTAATTCACTTTCTGCTCCTCTGCAATACGTTTTAACCATGCAGGCAGTGTGATATTGGTTTTTACACGCTCATTATCTCTTTTCATCCGGTACAGATCCGGATGGATGGTGACTGGCATAACAAGCATGCCGGAAGTGACATCTTCTGAGAGTGTGGTTGATGGTTCGGGTATGGTTTCACCGTCCTGCTCCATACCGTATACATGAAGGCTGGCCGCCTCTGCTGCCATCGGGCCGGCCTCTGCTAAACTGTCACAGAAGCTGAAGCATCCCGGAAGATCCGGAAACGAAATTCCATAGCTGCCGTCTTCTCCCGGTTCCAATATTGCAAGATAGGTCAAATTCAACATAGATATCTGCTCCTTTCTATTTGCGCG